GAATGGGATTATAGTATTGTTGAACGATTGGATACTCGTTTCTAAAAAATACGGCTTTTTGTTGAGGATTTGAAGCCGCGTGTAATTTGTGTTCACACACGATCGTACCGAATATACCGTTTAAGTGATTATCTGCATCATTAAGATCATTTTTACCACGTTGACTGAAGTACGTTTTGAGTTCTTCTACGCCTACGTGTATACACCTTTGAGTATCACCGGTAGTGTTAATACTTGCAGCTAATAACTGTGCCTGAACAACGTTCTCGAGCGGGGTTGGTAAATATAGAGTAAAGTCGGTATCACTGACAGTATCCAGGTTATCGAGTACAACTGTATGGTGTTCGCATTCGAAATCGGGTAATGTTGATTGACTAGTCACTAAAGCCATTTATATATACTGGAGATTTTACTTCATCTTATAATTCAATTGTCCATTGACCATTTCCTGTCCCCCGCAAACACCACCTCGGCTATCCGAGTAGTACGATTTACCGAGACAGTCTTCTTTGGATTCAAGATCGAAGATAGAACCTTCGTTTACAGTCTCAATTTCCACTGGGCTGTAATAACTTTTCTTTGGGTTCAGTAGCTGAAGAACCCACAAGAGTACGAATATGACGACTATCGCCCTGAGGGCATTTTTATTTGTGTTGTTGAGTTTCATTATTTGTTATGAACTGAGATTTTTTTATAAAGTGCGTTAAAGAAATTATAATAGTTTCAATATAAAGAGTAATGGACGGAGAGATTATTCTTAATCGTGGCGATACCAACGTTATGAAACTAGATGATAACGAACAAGCACTCATGAACGAGATAGAAATAGAAGTTCCTAGACCTCAACCTGTTAGAAAACAGATGCCTAGACAAAAAACACAGTTTGTTCCGCCTCAGGCGCAGTATTTTCAGGAAGATATAGATTCTTTTGCAAACCCGAACAAACAAAACCCACCATCTGCTCCACCCCCAGAAGAGCCTGTCGATTATGGTGAATACGACGACGAACCAGATATGATGGATTATGGTTCAGGTGGTGGCGGTGGTGGAGGATATTCTATGGAAGAGGAAGAAGAAAAACCTTCACCTGGTTACAAAACTATCGACGAAGAAAAAGCGGATCTTGTGAACAAACTTGGGCGTTTGGAAAAAAAGGGGTTTACTGTGAACAAGCGTTTAAATGTTTATTCCCCCGTAGATGAACTTAGAAACGAAGTTAAGCGAATAACGTATAGCATAGACGTCGATAAGTCTATAAAGTTTTCGAGACGCATGCTTATTGCGTGTACAACAGGTCTCGAGTTTTTGAACAAAAAGTATAACCCATTCGAGATTCAACTCGATGGTTGGTCCGAAAACGTCATGGAAAACGTTGACGATTACGATGAAGTTTTCGAGGAACTTTACGTAAAGTATAGAACAAAAATGCACGTTGCACCCGAAGTTAAGCTCATTATGATGCTTGGTGGTTCGGCAATGATGTTCCACTTAACGAATAGTATGTTCAAATCAGTCATGCCCAACATGAACGACGTGATTAAACAAAACCCAGGACTTGTTCAGAACATGATGTCTGCGGTTCAGAATACAGTATCTAAATCTCAACAACAAGGCACGTCGAACGACGTTCCGAACGAAGGTGGTGGAGGTGGGAGACACGAAATGCAAGGACCAGGATTTGACATTTCGAGTCTCATGGGTAATATAATGATGCCTCCACAACCACCCATGAATACGACAAGTTTGGAAAGAAGAGAAGAACCCGAGATCGATATGGAAGACGATATTTCGGATATAGCTGAACCACCAGTATCAGAAGACGTCGCCGATGAAGACGGTGAAGTTCGAGAAGTCAAAGTTACTCAGACCAAGTCTAAAAGAGGTGGTGGTCGAAAGAAAAAGTCGGTCGAAATTAATTTGTAAACATAGTATAGTATAGATGATAGCTTATTGTCCTCTAGATGAAGAACCCTTCGAAAGACCAATCCCCAACAGGGTTCGTCCGACGATGGAGGTTGTTACTAGTAGAACACCACCACCAAAACACAGTAAGGTTTTGGGTAGAGACAATACAGAGTGTAATTACGTTGTTATGTTTTTCATCGCGGGTGTTGTAGCTCTCGCGTTAATAGATTCGCTTCCGAGAAAGTAAAAGTAAAAAAACTTTCTACCATTGTGACTTTTTCCAGAATGGTAAAAAAATAGTTATTTTAGTTTTTCTGGTACAACGCGCCCTTCGTTATCTGTCCAATCTATATCGTACATGTTTTTATCTTTTCGTTCACCAACAACCATCCAACTAACTTTTGCAGTAGAGGATGTGTTTTGACACGATACTGTAAGAATATTCCCAGAAACAGAACTTTTTAATGCATCCCAATCAGATTCGTTAGATACAAAACACTGAACGTTTCTGTTTAGTGCTTCAAATGTACCACCTGTCATATTAGAAACGGTATCTAGATTTACGGATGCACTCCCGTTTACCAAATCAACTACACCTCTATATATGAGATCAGCTCGTGGACCTTCTATGAAAGAATGGTATAGGTAATGCGTATTACTCATACTTGGAAGCGGGTGATCTATTTTAAAACTACCACTACCTTTTGATAAAGCACCTGTACAGTTTATATCACCTGTAACGTCAAGTTTATAAGATGGTGTTGATGATGTACCTATAGCCACGTTACCCGTGTAATATACATAATTTTCGTATAGAGTAACTCCAGTATATCGTATTTCACTGATATTTAGTGTAGTATTACCAGTACCTGCTAATTTTGTAACAACTAACCTGAAATATGTATAAACAGGTGATGTTGTGAACGTGATACTATTATAGGTTCCATTAGTATACGTTTGACCAGAAAAGCTATGTATAATCGTCCACGTTGAACCATTGTTACTACCTAAAACTACACCATCACCAGCACATCTATTTACATAATTTGTTCTTGGTGCAATTTCTATTTTATTTATAGCTATACCCGTTGTAAATTGTAATTGTATCCATTCACCGTTTACAGCCGTAACTAAAGAAGTGAAAGTTACCGTACTACCCGAATAACTACCATCAGATGAATTATAAGTAGAAGTTGCTGAATGCCAACCTCCACCATCTACAGTCTTATCAAATGCTCTCCATGGTTCCCAACTGCTGTTATATTCAGAACTTGCAGATGCTACATGCGGACCCGAACTGTTTGAGGTCATTGCAACTAACGGATATACTCCAGCGGTTGAAGTGAGAGGCGTGACGAATGTATTGCTAGATTGGAGAGTCAGAACATTAGAATACGGTTCCAAGAGCTCTATTTCGTTATTGTATAGTTTACCAGTAAAGTTTATATCACCATCGACATCCAATTGGTGCTTGGGTGAACTAACACCTATACCTAAATATTTTGTAATGGTACATATACCACCAACCGTTAACATTTCACCGGGTAAGACTTTATATAGCTCGTTACTATCTATATTACCATTACCTATATCCATAAGCGCTAACCAACAATTCTTTATACCGTTATTTTCACTACCGGATACTACGGGTATTTCACCAGAGAAAATGACATTTCCATTACTATCGCGCGAAAATGTTAAAAATGACCCAAACCCGTATGCACTATTATCAAATTCCACACCACCACTATATGCACTACCTGGATTTGCACTAATTGTTTGAGTTTGACCATCTATTTTTACCTTAGGCCATGTACTGCTACTTGCAGATGGATACGTATTTTCTGTTGGAAAACATACTGCAACATGATACCACGAACCCTGATTAAACGTATAAGAAACTGTTTGAACATTAGCTGAATTTGCTTCATACTCGAATTGTAAACCGGACGATGTTAATTTTACCCAACCACCTCTATATGATGTTCCTGTGCGATGAAGATCATGGCCGAACCAAGCTAATACACCCGCGCAATTAGCTTGTGTATCGTTTAACTTAATCCAACACGAAAATTGTCCATCTGCTCCGTGCCAATTACCTGGGTGTGAATCTTCATAAATGGTAGCATTACTATTTGAAAAGTAAAATGCGAACTCGTCTCCGTCCCATGCCTGTGAAGAAACATTATAGCGTTCAAACTGCTGATTACCATATTTACCATCTTTACCGATTTGCGTCGATGAAGTAGACAATCCAACAAACAAACGTTCATTGTTAGTATTTAAAGCTGGTGTTAAGTTAGGTGGTTTATTCGTTTTGTTACCAATATTTACGGTTGTCCAGAAAAACGATTTATCGTTAACATCAATATCTGTAACGACATCAAATTCACCATTATAATAAGCGTTACCTAAAGCTATTTGACCCGACCTATTAAGTAAAAACCGCGTGTTTCTAACCGAAGCATTCGGGTAAGTACCGTGTAAATTTGTATCTTCATAATCTAAACAAATTTCTGCGGCTTTTATTCTTATAGAATCATCTACC